AAGACCATAGCCTCAATTGGGAATGTGACAGCTGAACCCATAGACGCGAACTTGGCTACGCGTTGAACGCCATAGCCAGGCACATCAACCTTCCTGCTGCGACAAGCTTGAAGGCTACCTGAAAGAACAGGCAGCCAACTTGTCATCATCAGTACGAGTTGATTCGAAACACGGTCGGACGCTTCGCTTAAATCAAGCGTTGCGAGGGTACCATCACTGGATCCTTTCCTCGCCAAATCCCTATTAAGGGATTGGTCTGTGAACCCGATCAAGTTAGGCAGAGGGTTGTCATTCCCTCCTTCTAACTTCTCGACTAGCAATTCAGCTAATGATTGCTGAGTATACTGCATAGCAGTAGGCTCGATAGCAATCAGTCGAGGTGTTTTGTGCGTCTTAGGCACAGAGACCAGCTGAGCTGGAACCTCTTTGCCAGGTTCGAGGTAAGTGACACCGTCAAGATCTTCTCTAAATCTCCAGTTCGGGATAAGAAACTCACCCGCTGGAAAGAAGGCTTCAAGACGGTCGGTCCATACACTTTGTGTGTATTTCTGGTTGGCGGATAGTCGATCCGCTGTTTTGCCAGGACCGTGCTTAGGGACGTTCCTCCATTGTTGAAGTTCACTCTCAACAACAGATAGGATTCTCCCGAAGAGGCGAGCTGAAGCAGATCGGAAGTGACTATTATCTTCCGAACTTCTTTGTGCGTCATTCGCCTTCACGTACCTCTCACACTCGATGTAACTCTGAATAGCAGCTTTCTCCCTAGAGGGGGTGCAAGTTCCCTCTAGTTTTCCGAACAGCATGGTTATCTGTCGGATAGAGAAAATTGCATCTTCAGACGGAACATCGAGCAATCGACCGGTAGTACGGTCGAAGATCAGATCGAGGAAACCTCCGAGAAATCGGGGGGTACCTGCACGATTCCGGAAACCCGGAAACGTGTCGCGATCTACCTGACCTACGGCAAGAGCTTTTTGGAGCCCTTGCGCGAAGGTAGGTAAGGTTATCGTTAGAAACGATAACCCTTCCTCTTCGACACGACCAGAGATTGTTTTATAATCTCTGGCGGTACTTACGCTACACCTGGTTCCCATATCTATGAGAACCTGTTCCAGGAGCTCCATCAGGCTTTTCATGCTTCCTCCTATAACAAGGGGGTAACGCATCCCTAGCTTGATGTCTCCCTGATCCTTCCCTTAGGGGAACCGCAAGGAAGCTACGACGCTACTGTCGATACACTTGGTAAAAGTGTAGCAATAGCGAAGAGAACGCCCACCCAACAGAAAGCCAGAACGAGAACAAGCAGAAGTTGACCGCGAATCTTGCGAGATTCGCGATTACTCTGGTTTGTCCAGTCGGCTGGTAATCCGATGGGGGTCTCATCGGGATCGTCCATTTGCGTTAGGACTCTCCCTGAGTAACCTTAATAAGGTTAGCGTTCGTAGAAGCGGTCAGATTGGTCATAAGACCAGTACTGATCGTCTTAGCTTCCGTCACTGTAAAGCCAACTTTCGGCACGTCGATCACGAGATAAACACTCGCGGTATACGGCAGGAAGTTGGCCGGAAACAGCGGATCTGCGGCAGTCTTACGGACATTCAGACGCGCCACCCGGCGAGTCCGAGCCTTGTACTGATGAGAAATCTCATAGGACAAGTTACCGTCAGCACTGGTGTAAATAGTGCTGTAGACACCGGTGGAAACCCGAGGCAGTGAAACTGCACCGGCACCGATGTCAACAGACTGAGGATCAGCGAAGGACATGAAGCGACTCCTTGACCCAGCAAAGCTGGGGTGAGATGGAGAGGGTATCAGGATTGATATCCCTCCGTGGTGATGCTTCCGGGGTACCAATGATAATCATTGGTCAACACCCAGAAATTTGGGACCCCTGGAGATACCAAGAGCCGCCAAAATGGCCCATTGCTGATCCGTAAACGCAGTCGGATTCAGGCCAAACCCATACGGTGTTGCCTTATGGCGCTGCTTGATCACAGTTTCAAACTCCTGAACCAGATCATGGTCCAGGCCGTTTGTCCCTGCGGTTCGAAGCGTGTACTTATGGACTACCTGCGTGGTAGCCATAACGTACCCATAATGCATCACCTGATTGGAGAGTGCGAAGTTGGAGGCGTTAGACAACACGTCACCAATCGACCCGAACCAATCAGCTAACCAAGAGTACGGCGTAAGAGCATAGGCAACATCAGGGGTAACCTTGATGCCATAAAGCCTATTAAGCTCTTGCTGAGCCCGCCGTATACGATCCAAGATGGCATCGCCACCTGGCAAAGTATACGTGAAGCAACCAGAAAACCAGATCTTTCGGATCGTGGTGATCTCTCGCTCCAAGGGTACCGTTGTAGTCCAAGGTTCAACACCGGCGATAGGCGCGGGTTGCGGAGTCCGCAAACCCAAGTCTTCGACGACGACATCCTTGGTCTCAGGAAAGTAATACCGCCTCCTAACATGCTTGCCAGAATCGCGTTGATACTGTGCAAGTATGGCCTCGGAGTTGGTGACCGCCTTGTAGAGGTCTTTCGCATCACTAATAAGTGGTGCGATACCGAATACCAAATTAAGGTATTCGTTGGAATAGGATGAAATCCTCTTCCAGTTCCTCTTGCTGAGAGCTTGTCCGGGTAAGCGAGGCTTATCCCGAACTAGCTCAGCTAGTGCGACCGCCATATTCGCGGTAGGGTTACTAGGTTGACATCTTGCTATACCTATAGTACCAGCACCTACCATGTAGGCGTAGTCTAAAGGTGTGGCCACTGGCCACGCAACATGTCCACCGGAGGATACATCAGAGTAGGCAGCTTGCAATTTGCCTACAGCTGCTCGTAGAAGGGTCAAAGACCCGTTATTCCACGAGATAGGGGCTGAAACTTCCCTATATGCATGCTTGGTTGTGGTAAAACCCCAACCAATATCCTGCATAGCGAAGATCTTCCGTGCGCGATCAAAACGAGCATTGGCATAAATTCCTTCGGAATTTATAATCCTTTGCGTTTTGCGCCACAAGGAATTTCTAACGCTAATAGTAACCTGCGACCCAATTATACGCTGATTCAGAGTCGTCGTGTTTGAATTGACGTATCTGACGAAGTAACCTCGATAGAAATCGAGATTTCTCCGGCGTGTATCTGGGTCACGCATTCCACTCCTAGTTGGTGTATGGATAGGTTGGACACTACTCTTTGTAAAGAGTAGAGGGTAGTAGCAAAGTACCGGTAGGCCCTTACGAGGG